ATATTACTAAATATAATTTTGATTTATTTATAGCAGGAAGAAGAATTAAAGATGGAAACCAATGTGGAAATAAAGAAAATAATTATATTGTTTGCAAGAGTAATTATGATGTCTTTTCTCCTCTTGCTAATTGGAATGCAGAACAATTACTTGCTTATATAAAATATAACAATATAGAATTACCACCGTTTTATAAATGGGATAGGGGCTTTTTAATAGGTTCAATAGCAATGGGAGAATGGACTGAAAGAGCCATAATGGATAAAACAGAAAATGAAGTATGGCAAGAATTATATGATATTGATAAAAGCATTGTAATAAATGCTAGTAGCAGATTAACAAGTGCTAGAGAATTTTTAGAAAGGAGAGGAAAATGAGATGAAATTAGAAGTAGTAAAAATAAATGATCTAAAACCATTGGAGAAGAATGTTAGAAAACATAATGATAAACAAATTGATGAATTAATTAAAAGTGTAGAACAATTCGGACAAACAAGAGCAATGGTTATTGATGAAGATAATAATATCTTAATTGGTAATGGTTTATATTTTGCTTTAGTAAAAATGAATAAAGCAGATGTTCAATGTTATAGAAAAACAGGTCTATCAGAAGTTGAAAAGAAAAAATTAATTTTAAGTGATAATAAAATTTATAGCTTGGGTGCAGATAATTACGATGAAATAAATAATTACATCCAAGAGATAACTGGAATGGGAGATTTTGAAATTGCTGGTTATGACAAGTTTATTTTGGAGCAAATGACTGCAACAGATGAACAAGTTGAAGAAGCAATTAGTAATTATGGAGTTATAACAGATGTTAAATATACCCAAGAAGAACCAAAGCAAGAAACAAGTTATAAACAACCAGAAATTAAAAATGAACCAGAAATTAAAAACGAGCCAGTAACAATGGTAACGGAAACAAAAGTCGGTACTGAAAAAAATGAGAAGAAATATATTATATGCCCTTCTTGTGGGGAGATGATTTATCTTGATTAAAAAACAATATTCAAATGTTGATGTTGTAACAATGGCAAAGACAAGAATAAAAAATATATTTAATACTGCTAGTAGAATTGAATTATCAGTAAGTGGTGGGAAAGATAGTATTTGTTTAAATGATCTGATTTTTAAATTATGCCAAAATGGTGAAATTGATAAATCAAAATTAACTGTTGATTTTATAGATGAAGAAGCAATTTACCCTTGTGTAGAAAAACAAGTCAAAAGCATTAGATTACAATGGTTGAGTATTGGAGTACCTTTTAATTGGTGGTGTATTCAGGTAAAACATTATAATTGCTTAAATCAATTAGCAAATTATGAAAGTTTTATTTGTTGGGATGAAACTAAAAAAGATGTATGGATAAGACAAAAGCCAAAATTTGCAATTACAAATGACCCATTACTTGATGAAAGACATGATACTTATCAAAAATTTATGGATAAAAAAAATAAAAATTGTGTATCAGTAATTGGTGTTAGAGCAAGTGAAAGTATTCAAAGATCAATGAATTTGGCAAGTAGAACATCACAAGAAAAAATGTTTCCTATCTATGATTGGACCGATAAAGATGTATGGATGTATATAAGAGATAATAACTTAGAATTTCCAGATGCCTATAAATTTATGTATCAAGTAGGAATTCCAATTAATAGATTAAGAATAAGTCAATTTTTTAGCATAGATACAATAAGAAGTCTGGTTAACATGTGTGAATTTTACCCCGGGCTATTTGATAAGATTTGTAAAAGAGAGCCAAACGCATATATGGCAATGCTTTATTATGATACTGAATTATTTAGAAGACAAAAGAAAAATAAACAAGCAAAGAAAGATGAAGAAGTTGATTATAAAGAAAAGTTCTTTGGAATGATGAAAGAAGAATGGAGATTTGATAATAAATCTATGCAGTATGTAAAAAAGCGTATTAATAGAATATTAATTAAATATGGACCATTTTTAAATCAAAAACATTACAAAGAGTTATGTAATATAGTAATTGGTGGAGACCCCAAAGGAAGATCAATAAGAGCTTTAGATTTAAGATTATATATGGATGTAGCGAAGGAGAGTAGCGTATGAAAGAAAATGAAATAAAAAAATATGAAAATAAAAATATATTAGAACCTTTAGAAAATGTTAAATTTGTTGATAGAGATTTATTAAAACCAAATAATTACAACCCAAATAAAGTATCAGAACAAAATCTTGAATTATTAGTTCAGTCTATATTAACAAATGGTTGGACTATGCCAATAGTTATAAGACCGGATTATACAATTATAGATGGTTTTCATAGATGGACTGTATCAGGTAGAGAACCATTAAAAACATTATTAAAAAATAAAGTTCCAGTTGTTATTGTGGACCATAAAGACCATGCAGAAGATGTCTATGGTACTATCACACATAATAGAGCAAGAGGAACTCATTTATTAGAACCAATGAAAGCGATAGTAAAAGAATTATTGGATGAAGGAAAAACAACAAAAGAAATATGTAAGGAATTAGGAATGAAACCAGAAGAAGTATTTAGATTATCTGATTTCACAAGAGAAGATTTTTTAAAAATTATGATTAAGGACCAAAAGACTTATAATAAATCATATCAAATAAAAAATCTTAAATAAAAAATTATAGGGGGTGATAATATGGCAAAAATGACTTTAACCGAACAAGCACAAGAGATTTTAAAAATTGCAGAAGAAAGTGGAGTACAAAGTAATTATTTTTTTATAACTACTTTCAAAAGATATCAAATGCAATTAGTTATGTTATATGAATTAGAAAAATCTATAAAAGAGGATGGAATATTAGTTGAAAAAGAATATGTTAAAGGTAGAAAAAATTTATATTCTAGTCCAGCAGTAAAAGATTATAATGCAACAACAGATAGTGCAAATAGAACAGTCGCAACTCTTATGAAGATCATTAAGAATTATAATGTAAGTGATACAACCGAGGATGCAGACCCGCTTATGAAGATCATTAATGGTGGTGAAGATGATGGCGGTGACGAGTAGTAATGCTTACGAATATTGCAAAAAATCTATTAGAAAGAAAACCACTCCGAAGTACGTTAAATTACAAATGAAAGCATGGATGCGGATTGCTGAAGGAAAAGACAGAAAGTATTTCGTGTCCGAAAAGAAAGTACAGCAGATTGAGAACATCCTGAAACTGTTGATTATGCCGAAAGGCCTCAAGGCCGGACAGTCTATGTATAAGTGCGCAACTGGTTATCAGTGGCTTATTTATATCGCAATGCTAGGCACGGTGTATCGGGAGAATCCGAAAAAACGCAGATACGAAACAGGGCTTTTGGAAATTTGCAGAAAGAATTTTAAGACGTACACGGTCGGCACGATTTTTATTATTTTGTTTTTGACAGAGCCAAAGTTCTCAAAATTCTTTTCAGTTGCACCAGATGGTTCTTTGTCGAAAGAAATCAAAGAAGCAATCTCAGATACAATCAAAAGCAGTCCGTTGATATATGAGTACAAAGGAACGAATCGTTTCAAGTTGTTAAGGGACTACATCAAGTTTAAGCCAAACGAAAACACGTTAATTCCGTTGGCATACAGTAATAACCGTATGGACGGACGTATGCCGAATGCGTTCATCGCAGATGAGGTGGGAGCATTGCCAAATAAATATCCTGTCGATGCAATGAGGTCAGGACAGTTGAACGTCTTTAATAAACTTGGGTTCGTAATCAGTACAAAATATCCGACAATCGACAATCCATTTGAGGATGAGGTTGCATATGCAAAAAAGATTCTTGACGGCATTGAGAAAGACGAAACAGTATTTGCGCTGTTGTATGAGCCTGACAAAACGTCTGATTGGGAAACAGATGACCTTATTCTGAAACAGGCGAATCCGTCGGCACTTGAAATCCCTGAAATTTGGGATGATCTTATCAAGAAGCGTGCGAGAGCTATTGCCATTGAGAATGAGCGAGAGAACTTTGTAACAAAACACTGCAATATCATTTATCAAGGGCAAGGAACTGAAACATTTATTGATGTTAAAGATGTTCAGGCGTGCAAGGTTGCGAACATTGATTGGAACGGCAGAGTTGTATATCTTGGCGTTGACCTTTCGGAATCGAACGATAATACATCTGTTGCCATGGTTTCTGTAGATGATGATGATAACATTCTTGCAGAAAGTTTTGCGTTCATTCCAGCAGACAGAATTACAGAGAAAACAGTCTCAGAGCGTGTGAACTATCAGGAACTATTGAAGAGCGGAAAGGTGTTTGCGTGCGGTGACAGAGTTATCTCATATGCATTTGTTGAGCAATTAATCTTGAGTGTTGAGAGCCGTTATAACGTACAAATTCAGGCGATTGGGTATGATAGATGGAACGCATTAAGCACAGCGCAGAAATTGGCTAATGAGGGTTATAACACGGTTCAAATCAAGCAGTATTCAAGCGTGCTACATTCTCCGACAAAAAGGATGAAAGAAGCAATCCTTAAGCAGAAGTTCAAATACACAGAAAATAAATTGCTAGAGATAAACTTTCAGAATGCGAAATGTGCATATGATACTAACAAAAACATGTACGTGAGCAAGAAAAAGAGTAACGGAAAAGTTGACATGGTGGTATCACTTATTAATGCGATTTACCTTCTTGAACAGGATTATTTCTTGAATGAAGGTGACTTCACATTCCAGATGATTTAATTGATAAAAACGTGCATTTATGCTATATTATTTGCGTAAAAATGTTTCAAATAGAAAATACTATAAAAGGGTGGTAACGAGAGTGGCACTATTCAAAAAAATATTCAAGAATAAAGTAAATCTTAACGATCAAAGTGTTCAGCTTGACGATGTGCTGTTATCGGCATTGCTCAATAATGAGACAATCACGAGGGAAAAGGCCCTCACGCTTCCTGCCGTATCAGGTGCTGTTGATTTTATCAGCGGTTCGATTGCGGCAATGCCTGTTAAACTTTACAAGTACAAGAAAGGCAAAGTTGATGAAGTGCAGAATGACAGCCGTGTACGAATGTTGAACGGTGACACAGGAAACACGCTTGATGGATTCCAGACAAAAAAGGCCATGGTCGAGGATTATTTACTCGGCAAAGGTGGATATTGTTACATCCAGATAGACAGACAGAACAACGTAACAGCACTGAAATATATTCCAGATATAAATGTCACTGTGTGGTCAAATTCCGACCCGATGAATCGCTTCGTACAGTTCTATGTTGGCACGGATAGAATCTATCCGTGGAACATGGTAAAACTCTTGAGAAATACCAAAGACGGAGCAAGCGGAAAGGGATTGACGGAAGAAATTTCAAAAGCACTTGAAACGGCATACAGTACGTTGGTGTATCAGCTTGGACTGGTTCAGACAGGTGGTAATAAAAAAGGATTCTTACAAGCCGAAAGACGTTTAGGACAGGAAGAAATCGACAAGCTGAAAGAAGCATGGAAAAGGTTATATGCCAACAACACCGAGTCCGTCATGGTCTTGAATAACGGCATCAAGTTTCAGGAGTCGTCAAACAGTTCTGTTGAAATGCAGTTGAATGAGTCGAAGAAAACATTACAGGATGAAATCAATGGAGTTTTCCACATTCATAGTGACTTCAATCTGACATTTAAGGAAGCGATATATCCGATTATTAAAGCATTTGAGACAGCACTCAACAGCACGTTGCTGTTAGAAAAAGAAAAGAAAAACTTCTTCTTTGAATTCGATACGAAAGAAATTGTAAAAGCAAGCATCAAAGAGAGATTCGATGCTTACAAGGTTGCGAAAGAAACAGGGCTTATGACTATCAATGAGTTGCGCCGTATGGAAAATTTGAACTATGTTGATGGAATGGACGTAATCAACGTTGGACTTGGTGCAGTTTTGTATGATACCAACACAGGAACGTATTACACTCCAAACACCGGACAGGTGACAGGCGGAAATGAAGAAGAAACGGCTGAGAAAGTTGAAGAACAGGGGGCAGATGATGAATTACAAGTACCTGAAGAATCTGACGAAAAATAGTGCAGATTTTTACGTATATGGTGATATCGTTGATGAGAACGTGCCTGACTGGTGGACTGGTGATAAATCAGAAACAGCAGTTGATACGAACGCATTAAAGACAGAGCTTGACAGTCTGACAGGAGTGACAGATTTTAATATTTACATCAATTCAGGCGGTGGCTCAGTGTTTGCAAGTTCGGCAATGGTCAGCATGTTAAAACGATTCAGACAGAACACAGGAGCAACGATTCATGCGTACATTGATGGATTATGTGCAAGTGCAGCTACATATCTTGCCATGGTTGCAGACGATATTAACATTTACAAAAATTCTGTTCTGATGATTCACAAGCCAATGACGTTTGCATACGGAAATGCTAACGAGCTACAGCATGACATTGACACACTCAATCTGATTGAAAGCGGAACGATGCTGCCAATGTATGAAGCAAAGGCAAAAGAAGGAATCACAGCAGAAAAGATTGCAGAGCTTGTGAACAACGAAACGTGGTTCAGCGGCAATGCAGATGATGATATGTATATCGGAAACTATTTCAATGTCAATGAACTTGAAACAGTGAAGGATGTACAGGCATGTGCAACAGATTTATTCAGAAATTACAAGCATGTGCCGGATGCGCTAAAAAGACCAAAACAGACTAAAAAGCCTGTCGAGGATCGTGTGCTTGATTATTCAGCATACGAGAATATTATTAGTTCATTAAAGAAAGACGGAGGGGCAAAAGAATGAACGTAAAAGAACTCATTGAAAATCGAAACGCAAAAGTCACTCAGATGGAAAAAATGTTGACAACTGCAAAGGCAGAAAACAGATTACCATCTGAAGACGAAAAATATCAGTTTGCAGACCTTGAAAAGGAAGTCAAGGACATTGATGCAACTGTTGCTATGTACGACAAAATGGCAGGCATGAGCATGAAAAAAGTGCCTAATGAACATGGTGAAATGACAAATGCAGAAAAAGATCGAAAAACATTCGAGAATGCAATTCGTGGAATTGTGAATACTGACACACCTACAATGCCAGCAGACGCAAAGACACTTATTCCGACAACTGTTTGGAATGAAATCATTTCTCAAGTAATTGAAATCTCACCTGTATTCTCTATGGCGGACCGCTATAACATCACTGGCAATCTAGTATTACCAAAGTATGATGCACAGAACAGTTCAATCGTGATGCAATATGCAGATGAAGGAACAACAGCAGAGTCTGGAAAGGTTGTTATCAGTCAGATTACTCTTGGTGGATTCCTTGCACGTTGTCTTGCAAAAATCTCAAAGAGTTTGATTAACAACTCTAACTTTGACATCGTTGGCTTTGTTGAAGCAAAAATGGCACAAGCAATTGCATTGTATTTTGAACATGAGATTTTGTTAGGTACAAGTGGAAAGGTTGAAGGTCTAACTGGAATTACATCAGATATGACTGTTACAACTGCCGCAGCCACAAAGATTACATCAGACGAGTTGATGGATTTACAAGACAAGGTAATTGACAACTATCAAGGTAATTCTGTATGGATTATGAACCGTGAAACTCGAAACGCAATCAGAAAGTTGAAAGACAATGAAGGCGATTATTTATTGAACCGTGACTTTACAGCAAAATGGGGATATACACTTTTAGGCAAGGATGTTTATTGCTCTGATGCTATGGACAAAATGCTTGCAGGAAAAACAACCATTTATTACGGTGACTTCTCTGGTTTAGCTGTGAAAGTTTCAGAAGATGCTAACATGCAGGTATTACAAGAAAGATATGCAGAAGAGCATTTACTTGGAATTTTAGCTTTCGTTGAGTGGGATGCTAAGGTTGCAGATACTCAGAAGCTTGCAAAACTTGTGATGGCGGCAGGCAAATAAGAAAGGATAAAGCGATATGGAAGTAAGCAAAGTCAGTGATATTACAGTAAAATGCGTTGCAGATTATTTGAGACTGGACGAAGTAGCAGAAAGCGAAAATGATACATTGACCATGCTTATTTCCATCGCTACTTCTTTCATCAAAAGTTATACAGGGCTTGACGATGCTGGCGTTGACAAATATCCTGAATTTGTGATTGTGGCGCTTATCCTTTGCCAAGACATGTGGGACAACCGCACGATGTACGTTGACAGTAAGGATTTGAACAATACTGTTCAGAGCATTCTTGCGATGCATAGCGTCAATTTATTGTGAGGTGTGAGTCATGTTAAATGCAGGGAAGTATTCAAAGAAAATCACAATTTATAAAACTGTAATTGTGACAGATGATGATGGTTTTCAGACAGAACAGAAACAGGTGATTCTTACACCATATGCATACGTGAGGACGACAAAGGGATTCACGCTTATTGCGAACAATTCTGATTTTGAAAAAGCATACACCAACTTCACGATTCGGTTTCCGAAAACAGAGATCACAAGGGATATGCTGATTGAGTTTCACGGCAAAACATATATGATTGAGTATCTGAACAACGTGGACGAGAATGGCGTAGAGCTTGAGATTCAGGCAAAGGAAGTGACTCACTGATGGCAAAACTTGTTCTTGATATTGATGATAGCGTATTGAAGGATATATCTTACATCGACAAGCAGTTTGATCACATCTTTGGTGGCATGACCAAAGCAGGTGCAGAGGTCGTATACAAGAACGTTATTTCAGCACTTCCAGAGTCGCTGAGAAGTTCAGGCTTTAGCAGTAATGTAAAACTGTCGAAAGTTTATAAAACGCCGTCAGATGATGGTATCAACACAAAAGTCATGATTACTGGATATTTCATCAACAAAGAAGGAAGAAAGACTCCTGCACCACTTGTAGCTAACATGTTCGAATATGGAAGCTCGAAAAAGAAGTATCCAAAGCATCCTTTTTTCCGAAAGTCTTTCAAAAAGTCACAAATCATGAAAGCGATGGAAGAAGAGCAGAAGAAGTTGAGTGGGGGACTGTTGGATGAATAATATCATTGAAAAAGCGTTAAAAGGCTTCACTGTCAACGGTAAAGAAATACCTGTCAAGTTCTTGCGATACAATGGAAGTTCGGAAACATACATCACTTACATGATGACAGATGCGGACAGCGTGTTACATGGTGATGATGAACTGCTGAACTACGTTGAATATTATGACTTTGATATTTACTCAAAAGGCAATTACAAGCCGATTATCAAGGCTTTAAAGGGATTGCTTGCTAGTGTTGGGTTTATGTGGGAACCTGACAGATCATCCGCAGATATGTACGAGGATGATACGAAGTTCTACCACAAGACATTATGTTTTTCAATCGAAAGGAGCAACAATGGCTAAAATTGGATTAAATAATTTCCGATATTCAAAACTTACGGAATCGTCAGATGGCAAAGCAACTTATGACGGTGCAAAAAAGCCAGCTAAGGCTATTTCCTGTAAGGTGGATATTAGCAACAACGATGCGTCTTTGTATGCCGATGATGTATTGGCTGAGAGTGATACTTCATTTCAGAAGGGTTCTGTTACAGCAGGAATCGACAACGAAGATGTGCAGACAATGGCAGACCTTCTAGGACATACAGTTTCAGAAGAAGGTTCAGAGCTTGTCAGAAATGCAAATGATGTTGCACCATATGTAGGTTTCGGAAGAATCGTCACAAAGATGATTAATGGGGCTTACAAGTACACGGTAGAGTTCTTGTGCAAGGTTAAGTTCTCAGAACCATCACAGGACGATTCAACAAAAGGCGAAAGCGTATCATTCAGTACAACTGAGCTTGCAGGAACTGTTGCAACATTGGCTGATGGCACATGGTCAAAGTCAAAGACGTTTGATACAAAGACTGAAGCTGTCACATATCTTGAAGGACTGATGGCAAAGACTTCAGTTTAAAAGAATATAAAGGCAGGGTTCGTCCCTGTCTTATTTTTTTAGGAGGGCAAACATGAAGGAAATCTCAAAAGAACTAGAATACAAAGGCAAGAAATACAAGCTTGTTTTCAATCTGAATGTGATGGAAGTTATTCAAGAAAAATACGGCACATTGGATAACTGGGGAAAGCTCACAGACGGCACAGAAAACGATGATGAGCCAAACGCAAAGGCTGTTATCTTTGGAATCACGGCAATGCTGAATGAAGGAATTGACATCGAGAACGAGGAAAATGGCACAAAAGAAAAGATGCTAACACGAAAGCAGGTTGGAAGAATGATCACAGAAATTGGCTTGCAATCATCCGCACAGCTGATGAACGGTGTTGTTGTTGACAGCACGCAGAGTTCCGAAAAAAACGCATAATCCCCGATGAGGATGAACCAGAGCCGATAGACTTTAAATGGTTCTACTTTATCGGGCGTAACAAACTCGGTTTTACATTTCATGAGGTTGGAAGATTGACACTTACAACTTTCAACCTGTTCTATAAGCATTACAAAAACGATTTTGATTTTGAACTGATGCTTGAAAAGACAGGAACAACATATGCGAAAGCATACGAAAAATCACAACATGAGGACGACTGGTTCTAGAAAGGGGATTGCATATGGCACTTGGTGGAACAATTAAGCTTAAGGGCGAAAGTGAATACAGGCGTGCATTGAGCCAGATCACACAGAACTTGCGAGAAGTATCATCAGAAATGAAGGTTGTCACGAGTACATATGACAAGAACGATACAAGCACCGAAGCATTGACAGCCAAGAGTGACGTGCTGAACAAGCGCCTTGAAGAGCAGAAATCAAAGCTGAAACTTGTTTCTGACCAGTACAAGACATATCAGGATGCTGTTAAACAGTCAGCAGCTGAGCATGCGCAACTCGGTGAAAAGCTGGAAAGTGCAAAGGGAAAGCTTGCAAGTATTGAAGCACAATGTGGCAAAAACAGCAAAGAATATGAAGAACAAAAAAGGGTTGTTGATGCTCTTCAAAAGGAGTATGACGAAAGCACGGAAGCGCAGGACAAAAACAAGCAATCATTGTCAAAGCTTGCAGTGCAGATGAACAATGCTCAAGCAGATGTTAACAAGACAGCTAAAGAGATTGACAACCTCGGCAAAGAGATGAATGATGCTGATGATGCATCGAAAAAACTTGGCGATGGCTTCACGGTCATGAAAGGGGTTCTTGCCAACCTTGCAACCGATGCTATACGAGCGGTTGGAAATGGGTTGAAGCAAATTGGTTCTGCACTTGTTGACGTAGGAAAACAGGCGCTCGATTCATATGCAAACTATGAGCAACTTACAGGCGGAATCGAAACGATGTTCGGCAATTCAGCCGATGCGATGAAGGCATACGCTTCTGATGCTTACAAGACGGCTCAAATTTCTGCCAACGACTATATGGAGACTGCAACGAGCTTTTCGGCAAGCCTAGTATCCTCGCTTGGTGGTGACACACAGAAGGCGGCGGAGTATGCAAACCGTGCAATCATTGATATGTCGGACAATGCAAACAAAATGGGAACATCTATGCAGGAAATCCAGAACGCATATCAAGGGTTTGCAAAGGGAAATTATACGATGCTTGACAACCTGAAACTTGGATATGGCGGTACAACTGAGGAAATGAAACGTCTTATTCAAGATGCATCACAAATGAAGGACGTACAGAGTGAGCTTGGCGTTACGGTCGATTCTAACTCAATGAGCTTTGCAAACTGCGTTAATGCAATTTCAGTTATGCAGAAGCACATGGGAATTGCGGGAACGTCTGCAAAGGAAGCGTCCACCACAATCGAGGGTTCATCGAATATGATGAAGGCCAGTTGGCAGAACCTTCTGACTGGCATTGCAGACGATAATGCAGACTTTGGAACACTGATAAATGACTTTGTGGAGAGTCTTACGGCTTTTGCTGGTAACATAATTCCAAGGGTACAGCAGATTATCAAGGGCGGTGCGGAAGTGGCGACAAGGCTTATCCAGACGGTCGTACCACAGCTTGTACAAATGATTCCACCTATTCTAAGCGACACGTTACCAACGCTTATAACAGCAGTTACAAATGTGATTCAATCGGTTCTTGAAGCTATCCCGCAGATGATGCCTGTTGTTGTTGATGGTATTATGCAGCTTATACAGGCTATGATTACTCTGTTACCAGAGTTTATCAATGCGGGCTTGCAGATGATTACGGCGCTCATTCAGGGAATCACAGAAGCATTGCCACAGTTGATCGCAATGTTGCCTACAATCATTCAGCAGACCGTTGATACATTACTTGCAAATCTTCCTGCAATCATTGCAGCAGGTGTGCAGTTGTTAGTAGCTTTAACTAATGGTATTACTGAAGCATTACCACAGTTGATCGCAATGTTGCCTACGATTATTAACACGGTTTCAACAACATTAATTGCAAATCTTCCTGTTATTATCAATGCAGGTATTCAGATTCTTGTAGCGCTTATCAATGGGCTTATTCAGTCTTTGCCACAGTTGATCGCAGCTACGCCGAGAATAATAATATCAATTGTGCAGACATTGATTCAGAACTTGCCACAGATTCTAGCAATGGGTGGACAAATTATAGGCTCACTCATTAGTGGTATTGCATCCATGATGGGCAATCTTGGCGGAACTATTGGCAATGTTGTAAGTACTATTATCAATGGTATCAGTTCATTGCCTGGACAGTTGTACAACTGGGGTGTTGATATGGTTCAGGGTATCGCAAACGGCATCAAGGGAGCGATTCGTTATGTAACGGATGCAGTCAGCGGTGTTGCAGACAAAATCAAGTCATTTCTTCATTTCTCAAGACCTGATGAAGGGCCATTGGCTGAATACGAAAGTTGGATGCCTGACATGGTACAGGGATTGAGTGATTCTTTAAGAAAGGCAAGCCCAGAACTAATCAACCAGACTGAAGCACTGGCAAATGGCATGTCTGACGCATTCAATGTGAACGGTGGTATTTCAACAAGTGGTGGAAACTATAACAACATGGTTTCTGCATTCAAGGATGCTTTAACACAGGTTAAAGTCGTGATGGACGATGAGGAAATGGGACATTTTGTTGATAAAACTGTCACAAAATTAATATACAATTAAGGGGTGAAGGAATGCGAAACTATGTAATTCAAAATGGGCTTGACAGCAGATATATAAGCGGATTGCTGATTCAGGAATTGCCGTCAATCAGTAAGCCTTTAATGCGTACAAGCATCGAACAGATAGATGGTCGTGATGGTGATGTTATCACAAGGCTCGGATATTCCGCATACGACAAAAAAATGAAAATCGGTCTGTTTGGCAATTATGATATTGATGATATTATTCCGTTTTTCAATTCAAGCGGAACGGTAACGTTTTCAAATGAACCAGATAGATATTACAAATATGACATTCTTGATGCTGTCGATTATGAGCGCCTTATGAGGTTCAGAACGGCTGAGATCACGTATCATGTACAACCGTTCAAGTACAGCACAATCGAAAAAATGAAGGTGTTTGACAATCCAACAGGAGCTATTACCGTGAGAAATAACGGCAATTATGTTTCAAAACCTGTCATTCATATCAAGGGTTCAGGAACAATCAATCTGTCGTTGAATGGTGTGCAGTTGTTTCGGATTGATTTAAGCACATCATCCGCTATCACAATAGACACAGAAAGGCTTGAAGCGTATAATGACGATGTATTGATGAACAGATATGTTGTCGGAAATTACGACAAATTTATGCTGAAAGTTGGGCCTAATTCCGTATCATGGGATGGACAGCTTACGTATATTGCATTTGAAAATCTGTCGAGGTGGATATGATGGAAAAGACGAATCTTGAAATGATTAGAGGTGACACACTGTCATTTGCGGTTGAGATTGAGTTCGATGACAAACCGCAGGAGCTTGAAAAGGCGCTCTTTACGTGCAAAAAGAACCTTGATGATGGCGATGTCGTATTTCAGAAAACACTTGAAAATGGCATCTCATTCAGGAAGCAGGAGCGCAACAAGATGTATTACGTGGTGCGAATTGCGCCTGAAGATACAAAGGACATTGAAACAGGACATTACTTTTACGATATGCAAATTGAACTTAACAGTGATGTATTTACTATCCTGATAGGTACATTTAAAATACGAAACGGAATCACAGATTAGGGGGTGCATAAAATGGGCGAATACTTTACAAAACCTGTATGTAAGGTTTTCATGCTGAAAGGCGAAAATGGCCTAAATGGTAAAGATGGCCTGAATGGCGAAAAAGGGGAAGGCATTCCCACAGGTGGTACAACAGGACAGTTTTTGAAAAAGAAAAGCAACACTGATTATGAATATGAGTGGGCTGATATTACTCCAACCTCATTTATATCAAATGATCAAATTGATGCTATCATGAAAGAGTAGGTGATAACATGGAACACATTACAATGCCGAGAGGTGACTTGCGAAACATTCATTTTACCGTTCATGATGCAAACGATGCAGAGGTAAGCAAAGGATTCACTCAAATCACTTTTACTGTAAAAGCAAATACATCGGCGAGAAAAATTATCATCCAGAAAAAACTGACTGATGGAACGATAACTAAAGATGGAAATGTATATTCATTTTCGATTAAGCCAGAAGATACAGACTACATTGATTTTGGTACTTATTACTATGATATTGAGCTTATCCGAGGTGACCAGATACATCAGACGTTTGTAGGCAAGTTGATCATCACGGAAGAAGTCACATTTGCATGTGATACTGAAAAAGGGGTGTAATGCATGGATGATTACAAGATTATCATGCTTGCGGACGATGATCACTTAACTGTTAAATTGGATAGCGTTTCAGTTGTTGGGACAGATGATTATAATCAACTAACAAATATCCCTAAAATCAACAATGTTGAGGTAAAAGGAAGCAAATCGCTTGCTGATTATGATATTGAGAGAGCAAGCGAAGCAAAAAAAGAATTTGAAAATTTGAACAGCGAAATAAACACACATACAAGCAATGCAGATATACACGTATCACGTACGGACAGGCTTAAATGGAACAGCGGTACGACGTATACTGTTAACGAAGGAAATCTGATAATAGGAGGAAAATAAAAATGGCAGATATTTCAGAAATTACGTTACCTAGTGGAGCAACTTACGACATCAAAGATGCAACAGCAAGACATGACATTAGCATTCTAAAGGGCTCTGCAACAGGTGCTATGCATTACGCAGGAGTTACAACAACGGCACTTGCGAATGGCTCTAGCACATCACCAATCAAGATTAATAATGTAGATTATACGCCATCAAACGGTAATGTTGTAATTTACGGGGCGCTTGAATTTGTATGGTCTACATCAGATAGCAAGTGGCACGAGTTCGGTAGTACAGGCAGTCTTAAGGGACTTGCATTCAAGGATTCTGCGAGTGCATCATATACACCGACAGGTTCAGTTTCTGCACCGACTGTTTCGGTTGATGTAAATACAGCGAGTGTTACGCCTATGAGTAGTGTAGGCACATTACCAAGTTTCACGGCATCGGTTTCAAATGAGGTTCTAACACTTGGATTTTCAGCAGGGTCTTTGCCAACAAAAGGAACAGCGGTAACCGTTGCCACAGGCATTAAGTCCGCTAGTGCATCCGCACCAGCATTTACAGGCACAAGCGCAACGATTACATCAAAATAAAGGAGGTTGCTTGAATGGCTGATGTATCAAGTATCAAACTACCAAGCGGGACAACATACACGGTAAAGGATTCCACAGCCAGAAGCCATATAGGCAATAAAAGCAATCCGCATGGAGTCACAAAATCACAAGTAGGTCTAGGCAACGTTGCAAACTACAATCAGTCAAAGGCAATAAAAAGCATTACAAGGTCAGGAACGACATTTACGGCAACGGCACTAGACGGAACAACATTTACGTTCACTCAGCAGGATAACAATACAACATATGGAATTGCGACACAGTATACAAGTGGATTGATGTCCGCAGCTGATAAAACTAAATTGGATGGTCTGAGCGCAACAAGTATCTCGGCAATTTCCAATTCAGAAATCGACTCGATAGTCGCTAGTTAAGGAGGATACATGGCTAACTATTTAGATCAAAATGGACTTAGATACTTCTGGGGCAAGATAAAAGCTAAAATGCCTGGACCGCTTCAGGCTTACCCAGTTGGAAGTATCTACATGAGCATTAGCTCTAGCTTTAACCCGAATACATCATTCGGTGGAACATGGTCAAAGATTGCGGAAGGACATTGCTTAATACAGGCGGGAGATAGATACGTACTTGGAAGTACTGGCGGAGAATCAACACACAAACTAACCGTGCAAGAAATGCCGAACCATGCACATGCAGTTGTTCGCAATGACGGGGAAAAAGTATCATCGTGGGCAACAAATGTAGCTGATGGAGACAAATGGTATATACCTGTTGATGGTAATAATACGTATGGACATACGGAATACATGGCGCAATTTGCAGGCGGTGGCAACGCCCATAACAATATGCAACCATATCTAGCAGTTAACATTTGGAAACGCACAGCATAAGGAGGAAGAAAAATGGAAGAAGAAAAAATTGAAGTAACAAAAAAGCTGGTCTTGAAAGATGGCATGCAATTAAAAATTAAAGAATTCAATGCTGAAGAAGGTAAAGTTTCAGTAACCATATTAGGTAGTGGATACCAGGAAGTTGTAGAAGCTTTAACAGTGGAACAGATTGCAGACATCAAAATTCTAAACGAACTTGGTGAGGTAGTTCTGACAGCGAAAGGATACAGCCTTGGTGACAGCATCTCTGTAAATACCAAGGAGAACACAACTACAGTAACTTTCGAGGTTAAGGAAACAAGAGAAGCTGTTGTAGATGCAACAAAGGCAATTCAGAAACTACAGAATACATCTGAGCAGAACACAGCTGACATTACAGCAATCAATGAAGCCATCGCTTCACTTGCAGAAATCGTAGGAGGTGAATAGCCATGGTAAAGTGGTACGTAAGACAGATTCAGATGAACCGAATGACACTGGAAGAAGTGCCTAAGAGATGGCATGACGCTGTAGAAAAAGCGTTAGCCGAGTTGTAGGATAGAAAGACAGGCGCAACGAGCGCCTTTTTCATTAAGTATGTGAGGTTTAAACATGATAAAATTATTTGGAACAACAGACACAGACTTTTCAAGCAATGGTGATGCAGTCATTCAGCCATTTAAAGCAAAAGTTCACAAGGAAGACAACGGCAAATTTTATTTGAATGTTGAAGCGGACATTTTTTATGTTGACCTTTTGACAGCAAACAGGATTATCGTTGCAGATACTCCACAAGGTGCACAGGCTTTCCGCATTAAGAATCCAGAAAAAACAAAGAGTAAGATCACGATAAAGGCTCAGCATATTTCGTATGATGCTCAAAACTACGTGATTGCAGACAGTTATGTTGTCGATAAAAATTGCAACGATGCGATGGACCATTTGAACAGCGCCACAGACAATCCTAGCCCATTTCAGACGTATTCTGATATTGCAATTTTAGATTCATATAGGTGCGTGAGAACATCGCTGTATGACGCTTTTAGCACGGTTGTAGAGCGTTGGGGCGGACACTTTGTACGTGACAATTACAGGTTCGGAATCATGAGCAATATCGGGCGTGATAACGGGGTTACGGTACGATACAAAAAGAATCTGAAGGAAATGACATGCACGGCAAACTGGGATAATGTTGTTACAAAACTTATGCCAGTTGGAAAAGACGGCTTGCTTTTGGATGAGGTTTATCTTTACAGCAAGACACAGTATGATATTCCATTTACAAAAGTCGTGTCTTTCAATCAGAATGTTGACCAAGACCTATACAAGGATGCAGACGGGCATCTTGATGAGACGGCATATAACAATGCACTTATTGATGATTTGAGAAAGCAGGGGCAGGCATACGTTGACGAAAATTGTGTGCCAAAAGTGAATTACACACTCAAGGCTAATCTTGAAAAGCTGACGGATATAGGTGATACAATCGAAGTCATTGATGAACCAATGGGAGTGGATATTACAACGCATGTTATTTCGTACGACTATGATTGCATTCTAGGGAAGTATACAGAGCTTGAATTTGGAAATTTTCAACAAAAAGTTTCTGACCTTATGGGAACAGTAAGCTCAACAATTCAGCAGAGTGTTGAAAAGAACAATTCGGCTTTACAGGTTGTGTTTTCAGATGCGATTCAACATGCTCAGGAAACAATTCTAGGCATGCTTGGCAATTCGTATGTTGTGTATGAAGGCGACAAGATACTTGTTGTTGATGCATTGCCAAAGGAAGAAGCGCACCACGTTATTATGATAAACAGCGGAGGTATTGCATTTTCAAACACTGGAATCAATGGAGATTTTGAAAGCGCATGGACGATTGACAATGTGCTGAATATGCAACATATCAACGTTATAAATCTTGTTGCTGACATGATTAAAGGCGGAACATTAAAGCTTGGTTCTAACCTTAACCAGAACGGACAGATTGAAGTATACGATGAAGCAAACAATCTGATTGCAAAGCTTGATAAAAATGGACTAATCATGTATGGTCTTGATGGATCATATCTTGTGGTCAATAATTCCGTTGGTTTTGCAGGATATGACCGCACAGGGGCTAAAACGTTCTGGGTTTCAGGTGACGAGTTTCATCAAAAAAAATCTGTTATTGAGGAAGAGATCACGTTGTGCAACAAAGCACGGTTTATTCCGATTACAGTAAAAGATGGCGATACTGTAACAAATGATGGTATCGGTATAGTGGGGGTGTGATATGGCTACATCAGGAACATTCAAAACAACAACATATGATGGTGCATGCTTACAATTTGACTGGACATTGAAAAGTCAAAGCACCGTAAACAATCAGTCTGTTATTTCGTGGACGTTGAAGGGCGCTGGAATTAAGTCTGGCTATTGGTACATGGCAGGGCCTTTCAAGTGTACTGTAAACGGCACTGTTGTTTATCAATCAAACACTAGAATTAAGTTATACACTGGAACGGTTGTGGCATCTGGTGAGCTTGCAATCGGTCACGATACCAATGGTTCAAAGACATTTAGCGCATATGCAGAGTGTGCAATTTATGTTACGAGCGTAAACTGCAAAGGTTCTGGAAGTTGGAGCCTTCCCGATATTGGCAGAGCATCACAGCCAAGCTTGAACACATGGCCTAACAATTCTCCAGACTTTAATATCGGCGATACTATTGTTGTGCATATGAACCGAAAGTCAACCGTATTTACGCATACAGTGGTGCTGAAGCTGGGTTCATACAGTTATACTATCGGCACAGGTGTAACGGATAATATTACACTGGATACGGACAAGATTGCATCAAGTCTGTATGCACAAATGCCAAACAGCAATTCTATGACCGGAGAGATCGCTGTAACAACGTATAGTGGAAGTGCAGTTATAGGAACATCAAGCTGTACCATTATTGCACATGTTGTAAATTCTAATCCTGTATTTGATGTGGGTTATTCCGACACAAATTCGGCAACCGTTGCAATCACTGGTGACAATCAGTACATTATCAGAAACAACTCGACATTGAAAATCAGTGTAAGCAATGCACAGGCATTAAACAGCGCAACGTTGAAAACATTGACAGCGGTTGTAAATGGTAATGCTTATACGGGCACGTTAAACGGCTCTACAGGCGTTATAAATGTTGGTGTGGTAAATGTATCATACGATACGGAAGTGACCGTTAAATTGACGGATTCGAGGGGAAACGAGGGAATCAGAAAAATCACGGTGCTTGTGTATGATTGGAGTTTACCAAGTGCGATTATCAAGCTGAACCGAAAGAGCAACTATTATTCAGAAAGCATCTTGAATGTCAATGCAAACTATGCTTCAATAGGCGAAAAAAATTCCGTCACGATTAAGTACCGCACGAAGAAGGTTGCAAACAGCACATTCAGCACTTACACGACAATTCAGAATAATGTTGATGCAAATTTTACAGCTGATAACGAATATGAATGGAATGTTCAGGTCAATGTTGCAGACAGACTAGGAAATACAACCTACAATCTGATTCTTCCGAAGGGGATTCCTATTGCGTATTTTGACATTAAGAAATACAGCTTTGGTGTGAATTGTTTTCCAAAGCATGACAACAGCTTTGAAGTCAATGGCGTGTGCCTTAGTGGCAAGGTGCTTTATAACAGCGCAAGCGGAACAGCAGGAACCGTCACGTTGTCAGACAGTGCAGAAAATTACACATATCTAGAAATCTTTTACAGATCATCAGGTGATAATGCTTGTGGCAGTGTTAAGGTATTCAGCCCGAACGGAAAACTTGTGCATTTAGGCACGATTCACTATATTGCAGATTATGACTATGCAAAGTTCGCTCTTGTGAATGTGGCGGGGTCAATGATCACATTCAGTCAGAATTACCAGATCATTCTTAAAAGCAACGGATCAACATATTCAGCAGAAAATGCGATTTTTATAACCAGAGTGGTTGGCTATTAAAAAAATCATGATATACTATGAGTGCAGTGTTTTCATGTTCACTGCATTCCTTTCTCAGCCTGTCGGAGGTATTCGGCAGGCTGTTTTTTTTATTCGCAAAATTCTATACTAACTTGTCATAGCCTACAGGTTACATAATGTTAGTATAGAAAAAAATCACCGTTTGCATTAGGTGATTGATTGGTGTATATTATAGGCGTAGGGTTTAGTTGACATTTGGGCATGAAATTCTCCTAGTAAATGGCAGACAGAAATGTCTGCTTTTTACTTGAAAAAAACTTCTATTCCATCAGGTGAAACATGGACAGAATCAAGGATGTTGCGCCACAACGTGCGTTTATTCTCACGTGTTAGATTCTCATAAATTGAGCGCCAACCGCTGTTCAAAAATTGGTTAAGATGATCGGTGCTTTTAGGTTTGAAAGATTCAAGCCTTTTTATTTTATCTTCTGTCTCAGCGTACAGACGTTCATAGGTATTTACAGGCATACGCTTCTTGATAAAGATATAATTCAGATTATCAAGCTCTTTTTTTAATTCCTTTAATTCCTTTTCAGTTGTGTTCTTTGTTTCCGATGTGATGCTTGAGATTGTGGCTATATGGTCTTTCAGCAGTGCATCAAGATTGGAAAGAAGATACTTTTCTGTTGCAAGTTCCGCATAGTGTTTTTTGTGGGTACATGTATGTACTGAGTGAGCATTGTTACAACGATAATAGTAATATCGCTTGCCACCTTTTGGATGGCTCACTCCAACCAACTTAGAACGGCATTCTGGGCATCTTAAAAGTCCAGTAAATAAATATACATGACGTTGTATTCCTGTGCGTATATTGGACTGTAATGCGGTCTGAACGGCATTGTATGTTTCTTTCGTGATATATGGTTCGGCATAATTGGAATTGCCACGGTATGAGCCTGTATAAAATTCATTCTTTAATATGTGCATATATGACATGTAAGGTCGAGTCAAGCCGTATTTCTTGTTGACGTATTCAACTGTATGATGAACTGATTGATGCAGGAGAAATGATTCGAAAATGTCTTTAACTATTGGTGCTTTGGATTCATCAATTACAATGCGTTTATTGCCGTTTTCCGTGGCAATCCTGTAGCCAAAAGGAACATTACCCGTGATAGGTTGACCTTGTGCAATTTTGTACTCAAATACGGCTTTAATACGTTCAGAGCCTTTTTTTAATTCATGTTCTGCAAGGTTGACTTTAAGGTTGAACATAAACAGTCCGTTTGCCGTTGATGTATTGATATCGTCCTCGCATATTGAAATCATGGCCACGTTGTTCTGCTGAAGAAGTTCAAGCATTTTATTAGCTTCAAGCACGTTACGTGACAGACGGTCAAGACGAGTAAAGGCTATTGCATCAAGATCACGAAGGTTTGACAGCATGGATTGAAGCTGCGGGCGTTTCATATTGCTTGCTGAGTATCCTTCGTCAATGTAGATATGTTGCAGGGCATGACCATTATCGTTGCACCATTGCGTTATTTCTTCGGTCTGTGCCTGTATTGAGTAGCCATATTTCTTTTGTTCATCAGTAGATACACGGGCGTATCCTGCCACACGCAGATTTTTTCTCATAAAAATACCTCCGATTGTTTGAAAATAAAAAAAGCAGTCCATACTAGCCGATGAGGCGGTGAAAATATGGACGCAGAAAAAATATATTCGTTGCTGTTTAATCTTTATGCTGAACAGGAAAATATCAAAATTGAATATGAGTTAAACAACTCTTTTTTTTCGACAGGTTGTTTCAATCAGAAACATTCTTGCTGTCAAGGTACAACTTCATTATCTTCAGATACAGTTCATCCTTCTCAGGTTCAGGAAGATCGTGAAACAGAGACTCGATGCGCAGTGTGAGGTCTGTCGCTTCATCGTAGCTTGACGTATCAATTCCAAAGTACGAAATGTCAATGCCGTAAACCTCGCAAAAACGTTTCAGAGTTGAAAGAGTCAAAGAACGTTTCCCAGATTCGATATTTGAAATGGCAGGACGAGAAAGCCCGACCATTTCAGCAAGCTCAGACTGTTTGAGATCACGGGAGTTGCGTAGTTCCTTTAGTTTCCTTCCTATTGCTTTATTATTAATCATTATTTCTACACCACCTAAAAAAGTTTATATTTCGATGATAACACACCGTAGCTATTTGAAACAATAACAAATAATCAAAAAAAGATGAAAAGTAGTTGCAATTTGATGACATGGGTATATAATGTAGGCAGATGAAAGGGGGTACGAAATGAAAAGAGCAGAGCTAAAAGCATTCAGAATATCAAAGGGATATACTCAGAAGGATGTAGCAGAAATGCTTGGAGTATCGACTAGCCATTATGCTTGTATTGAACAAGGAACGCACAATCCTTCTACAAAGCTTGTCAAAGTGTTCTGCAAGGTATTTGGTAAGGAAAATGCGAGTTTAATAATTGGGAGCTGAGAAGATGTTAGAAATCGTAGCAGAAATCGTAAAAAGCGGTAACGCAGAAGAATTAAGAGCAATTATTGAACAGTACGAATTGGATGTTTCAAAAAGAAAGGAAAAAGAAAAAAATGACAGGATTTGAAAACATTACAAAAGAAGTAGCAACTGATTTAATCGAGCTAGTAAATCAGCTAAGAGGGCTTGAAAAGTCCGCACAAGTAAATTATTCCGTGCAGAATCGAAAGACAGGCGAGTGGGTTAAGAAGGCATTTAATTATGTGCCACTTGACAACATTTTAAACAAGATTAAAGAAAATCATAACTTTGCATTATTACAGCCGATTGGAGTTGATGAGAACGGAATAAATGGTGTTCGTTGTATTCTGGTGCACAAGAGCGGGCATGTATTTGAAACAAGCACTTATCCGTTTGCAGTGAAAGAAGGTGCGAAGCTTCAGGATGAGGGAGCAGAGATCACATACCGAAAACGTTACTCATTAGGTGCATTCCTTGGTATGGCAACTGAAGAAGATACAGACGGTAACGATGATGAAGCAACTAACAGCACGGAACGCAAGGCATCGCCAAGACAAATTGAAGTATTGAGCAAGAACTATACAGGCGAGAATCTTGATAAATTGTTAAAGATGAACAAAATCGAAAAGCTGGAAGACATGCCGATGTCGAAGGCAAGCGAGTTGATAGGAAAGATTATGAAACAGAGAAAGGCGGACAATCATGAGTAGTTACGTGCAATTTGTAGTATGTCAGCACACTGGCAGCCAAAAAAAACTCCTGTTCTATGCACCGCTTTATGCAAGCATCAAGAGTGGTGACGAAGTGTTAGTTGATACGAAGTTCGGAGAAAAAATGGCAACAGTGCTTGCAGTTTGCAATTCAACTAGTAATGATGTGGAGCAAGCATTGCGTGTTCTTGCAGGTGCAGGATGCGAGCCACTCAAAAGAGTTATCGGCAAATATGATTTTACTAAATTTAACTACAGAGAGGATGAAACAAATGAATAACATTATCGAAAAAGCAGGCTCAGACGTTGCATTGTCTGAAGAAGTATGCGAGAAAATTGTAAGCCTTGAGAAGCAGGCGAAAGAGATAAAAAAGCAGCAAGACAGCATGAAAGCTGAAATTCTTGATGCTATGCAGAAGTACGGCGTATTAAAGTTAGACAACGAATTTCTGAAGATTGCACTTGTTCCAGAACATGATGCAGAAAGATTTGACATCAAGACGTTTAAGGATGAAAATCCTGACGTGTATGACATGTATGTTAAAATTTCAGAAGTAAAGCCATCCATCCGCATCACGGTTAAGTAATGGAAACATTCAGCATTAAAGGCGGTACGCTTGAATTTTTTCCTGAAACTCATACATATCTGTATGATGGGCTTATGTTGCCAAGTGTCTCACAGATTCTTGGAGCAAAGTTTAGAAACGAATATGCAAGTGTGCCTCCTGCCGTGTTGAATAATGCGGCTCAAAGAGGTACGGCAGTACATAAGGCAATCGAGAACTACAACAATTCAGGCTATGATGATGGAAGCGAAGCAGTGCGAAACTTTAAATTTTTGCAGAAGCAATACGGATTCGAGGTTCTGGACAGTGAACTTCCGATTGTGATTTTCAAGGATGATATGCCGATAGCATGTGGACGACTTGATATGACAATGCTGATGGATGGTGAAACTGGCATTGCGGACATCAAAACCGTAAGTGCATTAAACAAGGAAAAGATCGCATATCAGTTGAATTTGTACCGCATCGGATTGATGCAAAGCTACGGAGTTGATGCACAATTCTTGAAGATTATACATCTCAGAGATGGCATCAGAAAAGTTATTGACAGCCCTGTGAACGAGGGCATGACATGGGAATTGATTGAAAAATTTTTGGAGAAGGAATATGAAAAACACAGTAATTAGAGACAACAGTAGAATTGAAAATGTAGATTTTACTAAACTTGATAAAATATTAAATAAAAAAGGCATTAGAAGAGCAGAACTTTCTAGAAGATGTGGTTATTGTTCGACCTACGTTAAAGATATTGTATTCAGACAAAAAAAGCTTAATTGGACAGTAGCAAATATGTTAGAAAGAGTATATGGCATTTCACTGGATGAATATTGTTATGAAAAAACAGAGACGGTAGCTAGCAATAATGATACTCAGCCAAAAGAAGTAATCAACCCAGTGGATGTACAGCCAAAATTTTATAAGTTCGACCCTAGCGAGTATTTTGATACACAGCCAAAAGAAGTAACCAACCCAGTTAATGATGATATGTATACATTCACTCTTTCGGTTAATGGGAAATTGTTAAAAAAAATTGGCGCTAAAATCTATAGAAGAGAATATCACTGTTCAGGATTTCGTGTTTAATTGCATCATTAAAGGAATTGGCGACAAAATTTTAGAGGAAAGAGAAAATGAAAAATAATGAAGAAAAAGTAATGCTTGTATGCAGAATTTCAAAAGATACAAAACGAAAGCTAAAAATTTATGCTGTTATGAATGAAATCACAGTGCAAGATACAGTAGATAAAATTTTGAAAACATATTTAGAAACATTTACAGGAGGAAAACTAAAGTGAATAACGTTAGTTTGATTGGACGACTTACGAAGGATGTGGAGGAACGAAGAACGCAGAGCGGAACACCAGTTGTCTCCTTCACATTGGCAGTTAACAGAAGAAAAAAGGAAGATGGCGCAGACTTCATTCCTTGTATTGCATGGGACAAAGCCGCCGAGACAATCGCAAAATACGTTCATAAAGGTGACTTGTTTGCAGTGACTGGATATATCCAGACAAGAAGTTACGATAAGGATGGCAGAATGAATTATTTTACAGAAGTAGTTACGACAAGCTTTCAGTTCTTGGAACGCAAGCGAGAAATGGCTTCTGATGGCCCTAGCGGTCAAAATAATAGCAATCTTGATTATGGTTGGGGAAATACAAGGAACGACATAGGTTCGTCTGATTTTCCATTCTAGGCGGTAATAACGGCATGATAGGAAATGCAAAAGCTATCATCCAGTGGTTGTTCGACCAGCAGGACGCAGAAAAGCTGTACGAGATAAAAGAGAAGAAGTCGAAAAGATCACTGACAGCCAATGCGTACTACTGGTCTTTACTCAACCAACTGGCTAGCGTTATGAGGTTTAGCAGTGAAGAAGTACATTTCATGATGCTCAAGCGGTACAGCACGTGTGAGGTTGTATCGGTCAGGTCAGACATAAAAGTTGATGGCTATTTTCGATATTATGAAGCAATCGGACAAAGTGACCTTGACGGAAAAGAGTTCACGCATTACAAGATTTACAAAGGAAGTTCGGATATGGATTCAAAAGAGTTCTCAGTCCTTCTGGATGGATTGATTAGAGATTGCGAAGAACAAGGCATACCTGTACTTACACCAGATGAGGTTGCAAAACTTAAGTATATAGAAATGAGGAAAAACAAATGAATATTTACGTTGAAAAAGGCGCGTATGCGCCGAATAGAGCGCACAAAACTGATGCAGGATTAGATATAAGATCACGTGAGACAAGGCTTGTAAAGGCACACAGTAGTGCTTTATTTCATACTGGATTGCATGTGCAATTGCCACATGGAACGGCAGGATTATTGGTTTCTAAAAGTGGTTTGAACGTCAATCACGGCATTACATCAACAGGGCTTATTGATGAAGGATATACAGGCGAAATCATGGTGAAATTGTATAATCATTCAGATTCTAATTATCTTGTGAATGCGGGCGATAAAATATCACAGTTGGTTGTTATTCCAGTGCTTTATGAGGATGTTCACTTCGTGGATTCATTGGATGAAAATACCGAGCGTGGTGATAAAGGTTTCGGAAGCAGCGGAAAATGATAAAGAAAGAGTTCTGCATTATGCATGAAGGCATGTTCTTCACGAAGGAACACTGCTACAAATATTATTCAGAACGGGTATACGGAACAGTCAGGCATGAAATTTTTTTTGGCACTGCCAACAGAAAAAAATCAATCAAATATGGTCTTGTGGTGTTCATCAAACCAGAAGATCACAACATGAGTGAATACGGCGTGCATAACATAAAGGGCCATGAATTTGATATGCACCTTAAAAAGCTTGGGCAAAAAAGAGCCATGACCGAGTATGGATTGACTACAAGTGAGTTCATTGACATTTTCGGGAAAAACTATCTATGAGGTGACTTATTTGTACAGAAAATATCACAACACAAAGACGGTTGCTGATGGCATCAAGTTTGACTCAAAGCTTGAAGCTGAACGGTATGCACAGCTAAAGATTCTGGAACGTGCGGGAGTTATAAGGGCGTTGGAATTACAGCCATCTTTTGAACTTTTACCATCATTCAAGAAGAATGGCAAGACATGGCGTAAAACCGTGTATAAAGCCGATTTCAGGTACATCTTGTGTGAGGATGATATAACTATCATCGAGGACGTAAAAGGCTCTACAGCGGTAATTACGGACGTATTTCGGTTAAAGCAAAAACTGTTTGAATACAAATATCCAGAGTACACAATCAGCATCGTTACGAGTAAAGACATCAAGAAGTTTCAAATAGAAACAAAAGTTGTCAAAATGTGTTGACTTAATCGCATTATGATGATAAAATTAAAGAGTAGATATAAATCTAGGAACAGGTAGAAATCTATATTGTCTGTTCAGTGGTCGCCCCCACTGAGCAGTGGGACAACTGAATAGACACGAGAACTGTATGGCTTGATAGTGGGCGAACTATTAAAGCTGTGCAGTTTTTTCGTTAGAAAGGCAAAGAATATGATTGAAGATAAAAAGTGGACGGTTTATATGCACACAGCACCGAACGGCAAGAAGTATGTGGGAATTGCAAGCCAAAAGCCTGAGAGCCGATGGGGACACGGCAGTAAATATAAGAAAAACAAGCACTTTTACAATGCGATTAAAAAGTATGGTTGGGACAATTTCGAACACAAGATTTTATGCTCAGGTTTGAACGTCGCGCAGGCAGGGTGCATTGAGCAGACGTTTATTAGAGGACTAGATCTTAGAAATCCAGCAAATGGCTACAACAAAAGTATAGGTGGAGAATATGGCACATTAGGTATACACCATAGCGTAGAGGCACGAAAGAAAATGAGTGAAGCACGCAAAGGTACCCATCTTAATGATGAAACGCGAAAGAAAATAAGCGAATCATGTAAAGGCAAAAATGCAAAAGCTGTTATTTGCATTGAAACAGGAATGTTGTACAGCTCTGTTACAGAAGCAGCAGAATCTATTGGTGTAACGAGAGATGCCGTCGGTATGGTTGCGCGTGGCGTACGAAAGACCGCAGGCGGTTATCATTGGAAGTACGCAGAAGACAATAATTAGAAAGGCAATAGCATGACAAATTGTAAAGCAGAAAAGGAAGGAAATAAAAACATGAATATTTTATCATTACTTGCTAGTGACAATTACATTGTAATAAACAGGGACTTGCTCAAAAAATATGGTATCAACGTAACATTGATGCTGTGTGAACTTGCAAGCGAGTACAATTATTTTTATCAAAATGGAAAGCTTGAGGATGGCATGTTTTATTCAACGATTGATAACATTAATGAAAGAACAGGACTTAGCAAATATCAGCAGTCAGAAGCATTGAAAGTGCTTGATAAGATTGGAATTGTGAAATCTGTAGTGAAAGGAATACCTGCGAAAAGATTTTTCAAAATTGATGTTGAGGAATTGGCAAAGCAGATTGTTAATATTTCACCTTCTAGTTGTAAAGAAATTGGAAAACTGGATGGTGAGAAAGTGGAAACAAAAAATAATAATAGAAAATTAATAAATAACAGTAATAATAAAATTAATAAAAATAATATAGGGGACAGCAACGCACCACAATCTGAAAACAGTGTAAAATCAGATAAACCAAAGAGAAAAAAATTCGTTATTCCTACCGTTGAGGATGTGCAGGCATATTGTGATGAACGAGGGAATAACATTGATGCACAACATTTCATTGATTATTACAGTGCTAGAGGTTGGATGCTAGTCAAGAGTCACATCAAGGATTGGAAAGCATGTGTGCGTACATGGGAAAGAAACGACAGTTTCAAACCAAAGCAGGAGAAACAGCCGGAAAAGAAATACGACCAGAATGGTTATGGGTCTGAAGAAGAATTCATGGCTATGTTTTATGGCAAATAGTTTCAAATAGAAGCAAAAGAAAGGACTATAACAACTATGAAAAACATGCAAGATAACTTTATAAGTGAACAGCCAACAGAAGAAGCAATCCAGAGGATGTTAGACAATTGTGACGAAAACACTGAATATATCAAAGACAATATGATATACTGCCGAAAATGTAACGAGCCGAGAAGAAAATGGCTGTCGGCGGTCGGGTTATATGTTCCAGTAATGTGTTCATGCTTGATTGCTGAAAATGACAGGAAGGAAGAAGAGAAAAAGCAGCAGGACAGATTGGCACGAATTGAAGGATATAGGAACACAGGCTTTCCTGACAGAAAGCTTCAGAAATGCCGATTTGATCACGACGATAAGAAGTCAAAGAAGGCTAGCGACATGTGCATGAATTATGCGAGAAGATTTGACGAGTTTAGAAAAGCAGGAAAAGGACTTATTCTGTTTGGTGGAGTTGGAACAGGTAAGACGTTTCTTGCTTCATGTATTGCAAATGAATTGATTGACACTGGTGTGCCGTGTCTGGTGACTAATTTTGCAAGAATAATCAATACGTTACAGGGGATGTACGAAGGAAAACAGAACTATCTGGACAGTCTGAACGAGTTTGACCTTTTGGTGATTGATGATCTAGGGATTGAACGAAACACGGAGTATGTAAATGAAATGGTTTATAACATCATTGATGCAAGATACAGAAGCGGAAAGCCGATGATCGTTACAATGAATCTGAAATATTCAGACCTGTACCATACAGAAGATATAAGCAAAGCCAGAATCTATAGCCGAATTATTGAGATGTGCCTTCCTGTATTGGTAGGCGGTGAAGACAGACGAAAGAACAAAGCGCAGGATTCAAGGCTCATGGATATTTTGAACGGATAAATGTTTCAAAAAGAAACAAAAAGTATTGCAATTGTATATATATTATGATATTATAATAGTGCAAAAGGAAATAAAAAAAAGGAAGGTAAACAACATGACAAACGCACAAATTATTTTTAATGAAGCAGTTGAACTTATGAAAAATGGAAAGATCGGAACAACAGGCAGACAGTTTGAAGTCGAGGATGAAAATGGCAACAAAATAATGCTCGATGAACCTGAAGACATTCATACATTCCAAGCATGGAAAAAGCTTGGCTACTGTGTGAAGAAAGGCGAGAAAGCTGTTGCACAGTTCCATATCTGGAAATGCGTATCAAAGGAAACTGAAAATAGCGAAGGGATGACAGAAGAGCAGAAAAAAATGTTCATGAAAAAAGCAAGCTTCTTCAGCGCAAGCCAAGTGCAGGCAATGAATTAATGATATAAAGGCAAGCCCACCGCCTAAAGTGTGGGCACACAAAAAAGGAAGGTAAAAACATGAAAACATCAACAGAAAAAACAACAGTAAATGGAAAGAATTATATCTACTACTCAGATTTAATTGATCGTTGTACATATGCAGAGGACGAAGAAGGAAATAAAAGAATCATCCGTGCAGGTGGATATATTCATAGCGACCTAACAGTTAGAAAAGCAATCGCATACGCATTTGGACTTCCAACATTCAGACGTAATGCGGTAAAGAAGTAAGGCGAGGGCAAGAAAATGACAAACATGAACAGCAGAGAATATACAGCACTTATGAGTGCAGTAGATGAAATTATGGAAGGCAGAACAGTTAAGATTTATGAAAATTCAAGCTTTGGTGCAGAAGTAATAACATTCGGTGTGAACTGGTCAGCTTGTGGGACGCAGAACATCGAAGAAACAAAGAAATTTGCTGAGAAAATCAACAAGGCTTGTAAGATCGTGGAAAAGCTGAATGCGATGCAAATCACTGTAAACTATGGACATGAAGAAAAGACAGACAGAAAATCATACATGGCATTGATTACAAAGTATATGGACGAATTGCAGTCGATATGCTAATGCTTAAAGGTTTCAAATAGAAACAAAAACTAACAAAAAGTATTGACATATTATTATAATATGGTAATATATGGGTGTAAAGAAAAGGAGATAAAAAAACATGAAACAAGTACATATTGGTTATCACAGTTTTACAAATTCAGGAATCGTGGAAGAAGTTGCGAACGTGTTATTTAAGGATGATTTTAACGTTGAATTATTTGGCGTTGACTTATGGGCAGATGAATTGCCTAACAATTATCAGATTGTCGATTACGGGTCAAGAGAAACAATGCTAGTTTGTGAAGATGGCGAAATCATTGATGATGCAGACGAAATCGCAGAATGGGAAGAAAAACATTGCTGTTAGTAAAGGAGAAAAAAATGAAATATAACAAAGAGAATTACACAGGAAGAAGAATCAGACTTTTTCCAGGTGACACATACATGAAAAAAGGAATCATCACAAATGTTGATGATTTAGGGTTCACTGTATTGATCACAGAATCGAATGAAAAGTATGATTACAGAGTAGGAAGTATATATTTTTTCAATCATGCTTGCTCTCTTACTTTCTGCTTTCTAGATTAAGGAGGAAAACATCATGGAATTAACATATTTTATTTGTGGAATGATTGCAGGCGGTGGAATCACATTAATTGTATACAGTATTCTAGTTGCTAAAAGGATTCAAGAAGAACAGGACAAAGCGACTAAATGTATATTTAAATATGAAAAATACAGAAGAAGAATCAGAACACTTAAATATCAAAACAAAGAGTTAGAGAAGCGAATCATAGAATTACAAACAAAGTATGGTGAAGTTGTAACAAGTGTGGACTTTTGGGATGTTAACGATGATGGGGTGAAAGAAAATGTCTAAATTAACGCAGGCACAAAAAGATGCCTATATCAAAGAATTAGAATCTAAATTAGAAGAAGCAGATTGCGTTATGGATGATCAATTAAATGTCTATAAATTTAATTCTCATTCAAAGAAACGCAAGAAAATCGACCAAAGAAGTGTTCAGTTATGGCTTATTATCGCGCTGCTTATCGCACTATTATTATCAGCTATGAATATGTGCATTTTAAGTATGTACATGGATATGTTCGGACAAGTCGGAGAATATCAAATAGAATTGAAAGAAATAAATTAATGAGTTAAAAGGAGAATGAAAATGATTAGATTACAAAATAATTATGCAATCACTTCTAGCGGTGGTTCATTCGCTCTTGTAACGTTCGTAAAGAGTAAAGACAAAGAAGGAAATGAGATAGACGTACAAAAACCTATCTCATACCATACAACACTAGAATCGGCTTTACAGAGCTACTCTAACAATCGTATGGCAGATTTAGTAGCCGATGTAGATTTAGACTTGAAACAAGTTAAACAAGCTATAAACGAGCTTAAGGAGGAAATAAAAACGTATGACTGCAAGTGAAATATTTGAAGAACTAGGATACAAGAGAAATGTAGAAGACAACAAAATAACTTATTCTCAAAAATTTGGATACGAAACTTTTGAAATAATGTTCGACTTATCAGAAAAAGAAATTAATATAGACACCGACATGGAAGTGAAAATTGAGGAAGATATATTGCAAGCTGTTGATAAACAAGCAGAAGAGCTTGGATGGCTAGATGAAAAGACTTGCGAAAATCTATCCGAGTACAATTTATATGACCGATTCAAATGTTCAAATTGTGGAATTATTATCGAAAATTATAACGAAATCGAAATTGATGAAGATTATCCAGAAGATAGATGTATGAAAGAATACGCACCGAGATATTGTCCGAATTGCGGCAGGAAGATTGTAGATTGAGGTGGATTTAAATGACAACAAAACAAGAATATATAGACACTTTATGCCAAATGGAAGAATTATATTACAATTCTGATAATTGTACGCTTGCGATGAACTTATTCAAAGAAGATATAAATCTACTTACAGGATTAGTAAATGAACATTTTGAAGAAAAAAAAGAGTCTAACTTTGAGCATTATAAAGACGAAATTATAGAAGGTGGGATGTTAGATTTAGCGTTAGTGGATGGAAAACTTAAACGATGCAGTCTTACTGACTGTAATGAGTGTGAATTCAATCCAGGTGTGGGTAAAGTATGCAAACAAAGATTTATTGAATGGGTGAAAAAGCCATATGAAAAGCCAACATACAAATTGAGCCAGTTTGAATTTGATTTAATCCAAACATACCGTGACGGTAATACCGATTGTAACTTTTCAGACCGCAGGATTTTACGAGAGTTAAAAGATAAAGGGTATTTCAAATGTGTTGGTTACGATACAAAGATTCACGATGTTTTAGAAGCTTGTGAGGTGATTGGATAATGCGTAAAGCTAGATTGCTGTGCCTTATTGATAAGTATGAATATGATTTAATCAGCAGTACTGGTAAGAACATAGAAGATTACATCGGTCAAGTTGGTTATATTGTACACGTACACAAAACGCTAACAGGCAATGGAAGTGCTACAAAGTTATTCGATATTACATTTGAAGATGGTGCTATGTTTTGTGTAGAAAGAGAGCAAATAGAATTTGTGGAGGATTGATAATGAGTGGTGGAAGTTATAACTATATGTATAGTCGCATTGAATATGAATATGCAGGCAAGATGCATGATTCGCAATTAAATGCAATGATGAATGATTTGTGTGAGTTGCTGCATGATCTAGAATGGTGGCAGTCATGCGATTACAGTGAAGAGACTTACAGAGAATCAGTTAAGAAATTCAAAAAGAAATGGTTCAAACAAACTAAGATTGATGTACAAAAGCAAATTGAATCAGAATTTGAGAAAACAAAGAATGAACTATTAAAAGAGTTCGAGTATTTGAAGGATGAAAGAGAGGAAAACAATGGCGAAGCTTGCTAAAATGAAATACAGAACTGTCGGTGGTGACTTAAAGGTAAACACGTATACTACGACAATATCAAAAAAGATTGTGGCGGAATCTGGGATTGATCCCGAAAAAGAAATCACGGTTAAGGCAGAAAAAGGCAAAATCATTATCGAGCAAAAAAGATAAAAGAAAGGAAAAAAAACATGATTAAGTATACAGAAGCAATGAGCAGCATTATCTTTACAATGCATTATCGTGTAAAGCCTAAGTATTTAGGCCACAGCGAAGATGAAAATCTGGATTTAATGTATGAATTAGCCGAAAAAGCTACACCGATGAAGCCAAAAAATAAATTTTTAGACCAGCCTGTTAGATATACTAATTGGTATTGTCCTAGATGTGGAGAACAACACAAGAATTTATACCCACTGAATTATTGCAGTAACTGCGGACAACGAATTGATTGGAGTGACTATAACCATCATAAAATTTGATGTAAATAGATGGAAAAAAAGAATGCAACGGCATTGCTAGAGAAGCTTGTTTGGTCGAAAAAAATTGCGATTGAAATATGATTGAAAAAAGGGTATAAAAGCCCTTTTTTTTGGTAAAAATTATAGTATAATGCAAGTATGAAAGAAGGTAAAAAATGGTATTTTCTAATAAAACATATGACAAATTAAAATGGGTTGCACTAGTTGGAACGAACGCATTTTCAGCATTGATTATCACGCTCGGAAAAATCTGGGGTTGGGATTGTGCAGAAGCTATTGCAGGTACAATTTCTGCGGTCGGAACATGCATTGGTGCATGTTTACAAATTAGTTCGGCGAATTATAAAAAGGTGGAATAAATGACTGCTGAAGCAAGTGTAAGCATCGCATTGCTCATTTCTTTGACATCACTTGCATGTACGTTAATCAACACATTTGCAGGTGGCAAAAAGCGTCAGGAAGAACAGGCTGAGCGGGAAAAGAATCGACAGTTGGATGTTGAAAAAAATTTCGTAAAAATCAATGTGAAACTGGACGATTTTTGTGACACAACAAAAAAGATGATGGCAGAAAATGGTGAAAAGACTGAACAACTGAAAAAGGTATCAGAGCAACTAATTCTTGTTACGGAACGTGTAAATACGTTATTCAAATACAAGGATGATCATGAAAAGAGACTTAAGGATTTGGAGAATGAACGGGTACAGAATCATTAGCATCGTTCATCTTGAAGTATATTAGTGAGGAAGAAAAAAAATGGCATTAAACGGAATTGACATTTCAAATTGGCAAAAAGGAATTGATCTATCAAAAGTGCCATGTGACTTTGTAATTTGCAAAGCTACAGAAGGTACATGGTATGTGAATCCAGATTGCGACAGAGCTTATCAGCAGGCAAAAGCAAATGGAAAGCTATTAGGTGTATACCACTATGCAAATGGAGGGAATGCAGTAGCAGAAGCAGATTATTTCTTGAATAATATTCAAGGATATATTGGCGAAGCTATTCTTTGTTTGGACTGGGAGCGTCAGGACAACGCACTGTGCGGAACAGGTGGTCCAGCTAGAACATGGATTTCTAACTGGTGCAATCGAATTGTAGAAAAAACTGGGGTTAAACCTTTAATCTATGCATCAGCAAGTTTGTATAAAGAAGTCTCTGGCATTGGAGACTATGGCTTATGGATTGCACAGTATGCGAATAACAATCCGACAGGATATCAGGAACATCCATGGAATGAAGGTTATTACACATGTGCTATCAGACAGTATTCTTCTTGTGGAAGATTGGCAGGATATGCTGGCAACCTTGACTTAGATATTGCCTATATGGATGCTACAGCATGGCATAAGTACGCAAATCCAAGCGGTGAAACAAAACCAGTTACGCCAAAGCCTGTTAAAAAGAGCAATGAGCAGGTAGCGGACGAGGTTATTGCGGGAGCTTGGGGAAATGGTGAAGATCGCAAGAACAGACTTACACAAGCAGGATATGACTACAATGTGATTCAGGACATCGTAAACAAGAAGGCTGCACCTGTCAGAAAGTCGAATGAACAGATTGCAAGCGAGGTTATTGCGGGACAGTGGGGAGACGGTAACAGCCGTAAGAGCAGACTGGAACAGGCAGGGTATGACTATAATACCATTCAGAATATCGTCAACCAGAAGCTAGGTGCATCTCAGGCAGTATATTACACGGTACAGAGTGGAGATACATTGTCAGGTATTGCATCCAGATATGGAACAACTTGGCAGAAGCTACAGGCTATGAATGGCATTAGCAATCCGAACATGATTTACGCAGGGCAAAAGCTGAGAGTTAAGTAATGGCACAAGGATATTATGCTTGTAGTAGGTGTGGGAAGATACATCCGAAAGGTTATGTTTGCCATGTAGAAAAGAAACACTACAAGTACAGCTACAAAGAGTCAAGGATGAGAAGCAAGAGTGCATGGACAGAGAAGAGCAAGCAGATACGAGAGGATGCAAACTATCTATGTGAAGTATGCAAGGACAAAGGTATATATAACTACCGTAACATTGAAGTGCATCACATAGAGAAGCTGAAGGACAAGCCAGAGCTATGGTTGGATGATGATAACCTTATATGCTTATGCAAAGACTGTCACAGGTTAGCTGATGCAGGAATGATTGATAAAGAGTATTTGAAGAAGTTAGCCATGCAGAGAATCGAGAAGCTGAAGTAATCCCCCCGTGGTAACGGGCATTGTCTGGTGAGGCACCAAGATGAAATGTCCATATAACTAATCACAAAAATTATAAAATACTAAGATTTTTTGGATAAATGGCCAAATTCACGCTATAATGTGAGTATAGGCCATTTTTTGTTTCAAAAAGAAGCGAAAATCATGCGAAAGTGTTCCACGTGGAACATGAGCGGGCGATATAAGAAAGGTAGTGAATGAAAATGGGAAATGGGAATCTAAGTTTTAAAAAAATAGGTGCTTCAAGTGCTGCAAGTTGGGCTTGGGGAACATCTTTAATCATGGGACAACAAATAGCTCAAGAGAAAGGTATAATCGCATGGATTGTATGGGCTGTTTGTAATGCCTTAACACTTGCATTATTTGGATGGCTATATAACAATAAAAAAATTAGTCCAGAAACTTATAATAGAAAAGAAGTAAAAGTAATAGCATTAGTAATTCAATTATTCTGCTTATTAGTTCAGTTGAATTTTATAAATCAACAATTTCTAATTATTACAGGTAGTACAACTGCATCATATTTGATAACAATAGCATTAGGATTTTTCTTTACTCTAATTGTTTACAAAAAAGGACTACCAACATCAGTTAAAACAGATGTATATCAATGGATCATGGCTATTGTATCAATTATAGCAATTATATCAGTTGGAATATTTACAAAAGCACCATTACAAGTATTTGCACCAACTAGCATGAGTGGTGTGCTATGGGGAATATGGTCTGGACTTATTTTATTTGCGGGACCTATTGGAGATGTTCAACACTGGCAAAGAGCAGAAGCAGATGAAAGCAAAAAAGGTTATTATTTAGGATCATTTTTATTTGGACTTTATATGTTATTAATATTAGGAATGGCTTTCTTTAAATTTACACTACCAATGCATATTATTTTATTAGTAGCAGTTCTTGGAGTAACTACATCAACAATAGATAGTATTGCAGTAGCACTTCATGAAGTAGGAAATAAGAAAATAGGAACAGGACTTTCACTATTATTATGTATTACATTTGGAGTGTTTGTTAAAATGGGAATGCTTCAATTATGGAGTTCATTTGGAGTTATTAGATTTGCATTTGCAGTTGGTATTTTGTTATTACCATTAGCATTAAATAAAAAAACAAGTGTAGTAATTCCAGTATCAGCAATAACATTTGGACTCATGGTATTATTTGCAACTTTAGGGCAAATAACAATTAATTCAATTGTTGGAGTTATAAGTTTTATAATAGCAACAATAATACTTGGCTATGTATCAGTAAAATCATTGAATGGGTGATGTTATGCTGACTAAAAAACAAAATATAAAAGATAATAGTGAATGGTTAGAAGCATTTGATAAATGTACTAATATTTACACTAGATATGATATTGATAAATTAACAGATGAAACAACATCATTTATTAGAGATATATCCCAAAAATATAAAAATATTTGTAATGGTTGGGTAGCAGGTAAAGATAGTATTGTACTACAAGATATTATTAATAGATCAGGAATTAAATCAACACCTATATTCTGGTGTGGTATTAATGAATACCCAGAAATGAGAAAATGGATTAATGAAAACAAACCTAAAAATCTAATTGAAGAAGTTATTGATAAATATAGTCTGGAATATTTAGAAAAACATCCACAGTATTTATTTTGTAAAGGTAAGACTAGACAAAATTGGATGGCTGAAAAATGGAAAAGACAAAATAAAGAT